GAAACGCTGCAATGGTTTGGAACAAAGTGTGACGCAGATCAGGCATTGCAATGGCCTCGAGAGGTAGCAGCCGACGGATCTTGCGATGCCACCGTATGCACAACAATCCCAGATAAATTAGTTGAAGCCACATGCGAGTTAGCCCTCAAACTTCATTCCAATCAATCGGTATTTATTGACGGCCCAGAGTCAACAACGACAGGTACTTACGTATCGAAGCAACGATTAGGAGAGCTAGAAGTTGAGTATGACGAATTCGACGGAGCCAAGAGCGTATCTACCGGTCCTAAGATTATTGTTTTATTCCCGTGGCTCAAAGAATTGCTTCGCTGTTACGCGAAGGTAGGTAGTACATCCCTTTTACTCAGTGTTAGATCGTGAGCAAAGTAGACACCATTTTTGGATCAATACCCGGTCCAATCATCAGCGAATGGGGTCAATCTATGACTTTTATCCGCAACTCTGGAGAGGGAACCTACAACCAATCCACAGGTACGATCACAACAACGGAAACACGTATATCTGTGAAGGCCGTCATTACCCAAGTCACCCCTGCGGAAGTAGATGGATCACTCCAGTCTACGGATGTCAAAATAATGATCGACGCAGCCCAATTAGGAGCAACCTACATAACGACAGCCGATCAATTTGAGTACACCGAAAATAGCGACACCATCACAGCCAATATCATCCGAGTTGATACAGCTAGAGGAGACAGCCCAATATTTTATACGTGTTTCGCGAGGCCACAGTAATGGCGAAACCAATCTCACAACTTATTCCAGACTTTAGGGAAGCGTTAGGTAAAGGTTTAGAGGAAGCGGCTGAAAATATTGTTGATGGTTTAATTGATGACGGACCTTATTGGGATGGAGTATTTGCAGCTTCGTGGATGGTCAAGAAAGGTAAAAAAGCTATACCTGCTTATATTCCATCAGCTTTAAAAAGATCACCCACCGCCCAAACCAAACCTCAAAGTTTTGCTCATTTAATTCCAGCTATTCCCGACAATGAAAATTTAGAAGGTTATACCATCGGTAATATGACTGAGTACCGGGGTTACGCAATGGACTTGCTACCTACTCCAGTTGGAAGACAACAAGGAAACGCACCTAATAAAACAGCCAGAAAAGATTGGTTCCTTCTATACGTCCAAGGTGGTCGGATGAAGAAAAGATTTGATACAGCAGTAACCAACGTATTTAAAAAATACTAACTATGACTCTCCAATCCATCCGAGCAATCTACGAAGCCCCAGTCATTACGGCTCTCGCTGGTTTAACTCCAACAGTTAATTGCTACGTCGATAACCAACCGGTTAAAAAGACAGACTCAGTAAAAGAACACGCTTTAATTCGTTTGAGTTTTAGCGGAATGACTGAGCCAACACTCGGACCAAGTATGGAGAACATTCGTGGAGTTTTAATTGTTGAATGTTTTGCCAAGAAGAATAAAGGTCCAGCTAGAGCGCAAGAAATGATTACGGCTGTAATGACTGCACTAAATAACCTCAATACCTGTAATCCACATGCTTCGACTGGAAGTTATGGAACAGTTGGTGAAATTAACGGACCTAACTTTGCATCGTTAGAGGATCGACCTCATTACATGGCAAGCATAAGCTGTCCTTTCAAAGCAACTCACTTGAGTTAGAATCTAATTAAGTACGAGCCCCCGCGTACAAACGCCCCCGCTGTTGTTTCGACTCTTTCTATAAAGAGCTAGACCCATACCAGTTTCTTGCTCAAGTCAAGTTCTGACTGGCACTGATGGCAGCGTTTGGTTTCAGCCAGCGTC